AAGTCTGGACCTTCGGCTGGGATCGAACATCCTGATCGAGTCCAGCGAAGGACCAGGCCTTGTGCCTTACTGCATTGCCAACCACACCCCAGCAAATCCCTATCGCGTGGTGCCAGGGCAATTCCTGCTGGCCGAAGCTGAACCCATTTTCAACCTGCCTAATTGCATCGCCGCGCAGTTCGTGCTGAAGTCATCCCGCGCCCGTGAGGGATTGCAGCATCTGTTTGCTGGATGGTGCGATCCAGGCTGGAACGGTTCCCGCCTGACCCTTGAACTGAAGAACGTGCGCCAGCTTCACTGGATTGGCATCTACCCAGGGCTCAAGATCGGGCAGATGAAGTTTATGAAGATGGATTCGACGCCATTGGCAAGCTACGCAGAAACTGGCCGCTACAACGGGGATCAAACCGTCCGAGCATCGCGCGGTTGACCGATACCCTTCCAAAACCGCAGGAATGGCTTAGACTATGCACGACCGTAACGCCGCGTTATCGCCTGTGTCAGCCGGTGGCCGCCCATCCTTGCTGACAGCCGCCATGGTCAAAGGGGCTGGAACCATGGCGGAAACAGGAGCGACCGTGACGATGATCGCGGCAAGCCTTGGAATTAGCAGGAAGACCGCCCACTGCTGGATCAAAGAGGGGAAAGACCTTCCGGACGATGATTTGCGAGCACAGTTTCGTAACACCATCCATGAAGGATGGATAAATACGGGCAAAAACTACCTTACCAATCTTAAGGAACAATCCTCCAACGGCAGCACCACGGCTGCCACCTGGTTCCTGACCCATCATCCATTCTTCCGTGATGACTTCAGCGATGCCGCCGCCGAACGTCGCACCGAACGCAAGACCGTCGCCGCCGTGGTTGACGCCATCGCCGCTGCTGGCCTGACGCCGGAGGATGAGCGTCGGGTGATGCTGCAGATCAATGCCCGTGGACTGGAGACACATGAGGGAGAGGGGGAGGCATGACCAACCCAACCCCAGCCCGTGGCCGCTTCATTGTCCTCGAAGGGATCGACAACTGTGGCAAGACCACGCAACTGGAGGCCTTGCGCCAATGGCTACCCACCAGCGGCCTGATGCCCCCCGGCGCCCGCGTGGTTGTGAGCCGTGAGCCTGGGGGCACCGCCCTGGGCCAGGCGTTGCGGGAGCTGCTGCTGCACCCTCCTGGGGAAGCGGCCCCGGTGCCCCGTGCAGAGCTGCTGCTGTATGCCGCCGATCGGGCCCAGCACGTCGAAACCGTCCTGCGGCCAGCGCTTGAAGCTGGGGATTGGGTGCTGTGCGATCGCTTCACCGGATCGACCGCCGCCTATCAGGGCTATGGCAGGGGCTTGGACTTGGGCCTGATTAGAGCACTGGAGTTTCTGGCCACAGGCGGCCTGATGGCCGATCTCACCCTCTGGCTGGATGTGTCCGTGGCCGAGTCGATCCGGCGCCGTGGCGGGCAGTCGTCCGACCGCATTGAGGCGGGAGGGTGGGAATTCCTGTCTCGTGTGAGACGGGGCTTTGCCGCCGTGGCTGGCCAGCAGAGCTGGACCCTCATCAAGGCGGAGCACGGTGAGGCTGCTGTGACGGAGGCCTGTTGCCGCGCCATGCTCCGCCAGTTTGGGGGGAAGGGCATGACCCCCGACCTGGTTCGCACCCTGCTGGCACGCCGCGCTTATGTGCCACCCATCACCCTGCTCGACTGCCTCGATCTGTCGCAATGGCTGGGTATGCGCATCCGGGCAGGGCTGATCCCGGAGATCACATCACTGGAACTGCAGGCCCGGTGGGCGTGCGATCAAGGCACGGTCCTTCGGCGCATCTCGGCACTGCTGGAACACCAGTTGCTGGACTGCAGGTTGCAGAGCGGGCCGCAACTGGCGCCCGGCGCCTACTGGGCCGTGCATCGAGTGGGGCCGGTGGCGTGACGCCCGCAACACAGCCGCCATGGCTTGAGCCCGTGGTCAAGATTGTCACCGGGTTTTACACGTTTAGAGAAGACGCCCATCTTCCCTGGAGTGAATACTACGAAAGTGCAGGCGCGGACGCCCCCCATTACATTTCGCGGGACGCATTTGAAAGGGTCGGCACACCGGATGGTCCTTGGTGCATTGGTTACCGCCATTACGGGATGGATGTTGAGGCAGGGCAGGTAATCACAAAAGACAAGGCGCTTGAGCTGCTATCGGATGACCTGCAGTCAATTGCCAAAAAACTGGACGATCTATTGCCATACTTTCATTGCTGGCCCTACCAGATACAGGCCGTAGTGGTTTCGCTGGTGTTTGATCAGGGGTTTGATGATTTCCGAAGCACCTCATTGGGGAAAAAAATGGCGACGACTTGGTATGGCTGCAAACAGCCCATGCGTTGCTATGAAGAATATTTTGAAAAATATTTTGGCAAGATGGATACGCATGGAAAGCGGCTTTACCACGCTCATTTAGATTTATTTGACCAGTTACGGGAGATCCAACGCGCCAAAGACAAGGCAAAACGTGAAGCTAAACGCATCGCCAAACGGGTCGCGTTAAAGGCAAAGCGCGAGAAAGCTGCCCAACCGCATCGGTCACGCTTGGCGGTTTGGCGCCTTGGCCAGCGCGATAAGCTGCAGCGGATTGGGGTGGCCGCGTGATCGTCCGCGCCCCCACTGCCGCCGCACGCCTCGCGGTGCTGGAGCTGGAGCGCGAGGCTAACGCCAGTACAAACACACCACAGGAGCCCTACACCCGGTCCTTCGGTGATCACATTGCAGCGGTTTACCCCAAGTTCCCCTTCACCCGGCACAACACCCGCCTCGTAGAGATCGGCCAGCGGGTTGGCGCTGGCGAGATCCCCAGGCTGCTTTTGATGCTGCCGCCACGGCATTTCAAGTCAACCATTTTCAGCCGTTTCCTGCCGTCCTGGTTTATCCGTCGCTATCCCGATCGCACATGGGGGCAGGGTGCCCATAGCCAGCCGCTCGCCGAAGAGTTTGGCCAGGCGGCCCGTGATTACTTCACCACCTCTGGTGGCATCCTTGATCCCAGCAGCTCAGGCAAGGGCCGCTGGAAGGTCGCTGGTCAGCTTGGTGGCTTCTGGGGTGCAGGCGTCGGCAAAGGCACCGGCCTGCCCGCCCATTTCATCAATGTTGACGACCCGATCAAAAACCGGCAGGAGGCCGAATCTGCCGCATATCGCCGCCAGCTTTACGACTGGTGGTCCACAGTGCTCAACACCCGTGAGGAACCCGGCTGTCTCAAGCTGATCACCCATACTCGATGGGCCGATGCCGACCTGATCGGCTGGTTGATCACTCAGGTTGAGGAACTGGAGCGCGACGGCAACGCAGACGCGGCCGAGCCGTGGCATGTGATCCAGATGTCGATCATCGCCGAGCCGGTGCAGGTTGCGGTGCCGGCAACACTCACACTGGAGCCTGACCATCGCCAGCCCGGTGAAGCACTGGATCCCGATCGGTACGATGCCGAGTGGGCACGAAAAAAGCAGCTGAACACCCCAGATCGAGACTGGGCAGCCCTTTACCAGCAGCGCCCGCAGCCGGCAGGTGGCACGGTGTTCAATGCGGGGATGTTCCGCTTCTATGGCACCCGCGAGCGCCCTGGGCTAGAAGGTGACGCAATACTGCCCGATCGCTTTGTGCGCAAGCTGGCAAGCCTTGATTGCACCTTCAAGGACAGCCCCGGCAGTGACATGGTGGCTATGCAATTGTGGGGCCAGGACGGATCTGGGGCGTGGCTGGTTGACCTGCTAAATCAGCGGATGGACTTCGCTAAAACCGAAGAAACCGTTGGGGCAATGTGGCCGACCTGGAACTTTGGAGAGTTGTTTGTTGAGGACAAGGCAAATGGCAGCGCCGTTATCAGCTCCCTGAAGCGTGCCGCCGCTGGCTTTATTGTTCATGCAGTCGATCCGGTAGGCGGGAAGGTTGCCAGGGCCAATGCTGCTACGCCTGAGTTCAATAAGGGCCGGGTGTTTCTGCCCCGGTGGCACCCGCTGACCGAGCTGCTTAAGTCGCAGCTGTTGAAGTTCCCTGGCGATACCTTCGACGACCAAGTGGACGCCTTGAGCCAGGCGATCAATGCGATGCAGAGCACCGGCCCCATGCGGATCACCACCGCCACCTATGGCCATGGCGCCGCCGCCCCGCCACCACGGGAGCCGGTGCCTAGGCGATCGCCTATCCCCGGCTTTCGATGACCACCCAACCCACACAGGACACACCCATGGACACCCGCCCTGTTGACTACCTCACCGGAGCCGAACTGCCTGAAGTTGAGTTTCGTGACTTAATCGTAGTCGACGACGCCAGTTACAATCGCGACCCGCACCTTCCGCCCCCTGCGGTCGTTGATTGGCTGCTGGAGCAGAACTGGTCGGAGATGATCCCGATTACCAGCATTCAATATGAAGGGGCAAGGCCTCTCGGTATGAGCAAGAGCAGGCTGTGGGCATACCAGATGGCTGGCCCTGAATTTGGCGAAGATTACGGGGGTCACGTATTCTTGCCGCTTGAGGTACTGGATATTTTCCGCAAGGATCAGGAAAACCGCCGAGCCGCCTTGGAGCAGAAACGACAGGCTTGTGAAGCTGATGAGTTGGCAATCAAGGCAAAGCGATGGTCAATCCGCATCCGTGCATCTGGCCGCCAGTCATGACCACCATCCCCAACCCGCAACCGCAACCCACCGATGGCAACCCTGAAGCTCCCACCAGCACCCTTGTCCCAACTGGTCGGCAAGCCGGTGGCGGGGACGTGGCGCCTTCGCCAGTCGTCGCAGGGGAGCCACCTGGAGTTATTCCGGTTCGGGGGGAGCTGGACGCCACCATCGCCGGAGGTGAAGATCCACCTGACCCCCGCCCACGTCGTGCTACTCGATCGCGGCGAGCTGTTCGTAAAGGAGAACCCCTAGAGCAGCCAGTCAAACCTGGCAGCCCGCCACGTACCGAGCTGTCAGAGCGATTGATCGTCGAAAACCAAGGACTCGCCCGCAAAGCTGCCAACAAATGGTCAAGGCTTTGCGGTCGGCCCTATGACGATTTCATCGGCCCTGCATTGGAGGGGCTGGTGACCGGCTGCCGGCGTTACGATCCCGAGCGCCTCAACCCTGGCACCGGTCGCCCGTACGCCATCAGTACCTGCGTCTGCCAATACATCGAGGGGCAGATCAAGCACCACATTAGGGATCATGGCTACGACGTGAAAATGCCCAGTAAGTGGCGTGAGTACTACCCTAAGGTGCGCAGGTTGCTGGCCGAAGGCTTGACCCTGGCCCAGATAGTGGAGGCCATCCCCGCCTTCACCGAGGCTGAGATCACCGAAATGATGGGTGCCATGATCGGCACTGTTCAGTTAGAAGACGAGATCACCCTGATCAGCGATCACCAGCCCGAGGCCGTGGATGACAGCCTTGTCCCGGCGTTGTTCCTCCTCACCGAACAGGCATTCAGCAACCTACGGCCCGCTGATCGTGGCTTGCTGGAGCGATGGTCCGCCAATCCGTTCAAGCGACCCTACCCATACGGGCCCATCATCCAATTTGACAACCGCCAGAAGGCCCAGCTGCGCGGCAAGACCTTGCAGCAGTTCCGCCAGGGGATCCTTGGCATTGACGTGGTGGCCACACCCCCAGCACCCAAGGCCCGCAGCCCACGCCAGCCCAGGCCCGCAGCTTCCCCAGTCGTTCAGCCGTCGCTGTTCGGCCGCAACCAGCGACGGCCACACCCTAGAGCGGTAAAGCTATAGCCCAGCAGGAAAGCTCCAGTAGCAGGCTAATCGTAGGCGCTGGTGAAGTCGAGTCATCCTGGAACTGACCCCAAGCTGCCGAGCTTTCAGCACCCGGTACTAAAGGAGCATCAGGAAGATCTGGAGCGTGCCTATGACGCTTGGTATTGCCTCAAGGGTAATGGTGATGATGTCAAGCGCAAATACCTGCCGACTGAGCCAGCCGAACCACCCGAAGCCTATCAAGGCCGGCTAGGGCGTGCTGTATTTCCCGATTTTTTCAGAGCGGGTCTGGAGGGTTTCGCTGGAGTGTTATCGCGCTCTGAGTTGAAGGATCCGCCGCCAACATTTGAAGCAGCCAAGGATAACGTAGACCTGGAGGGCAATTCGCTTGAGGCTTTCTGGCTCACCGTGGATCCCCTGTGTCTGCGCGATGGCGCCGTCCCGATCATCGTGGAGATGCCAGATGGCCAGCCCACCGATGGGGCCAGTGAAGCAGCGGCAAAGCGGCGCCCATACCTAGTCAGCCGCACCCGTGCCACCTGCCTGAACTGGCGGACCGCCGTAGTGGGTTCGGTTGAGGTGGTGACCCGCTGCACCTTCCTGGAATGGGCGGAAGTTGACAGTGAGGATGGTGATTTTGGGGTGAAATATGAAGAGCGCTACCGGGTGATCGAGCCGGGTAAGTGGACGCTCTACCGACTGGTGAAACGTGCCGATGGCTCGATGGAAATCCAGGAGGTAGAAAACGGGGAGTACCTCGACTCGAACCAAAAGCCGCTGACCATCTGCCCCGTGGTTTGGTACTCGGCCGAGAAGGCTGGCTTCGGCCAAGGTGCTCTACCGCTGCGGCAGGTGGTGGAGAGGTGCTTCCAGTTTTTCCGCAAGTCAAGCGATTTAGAGGAGAAAACCCACAAGTGCGCCATGCCGGTGCCGGTGGAGGAAGGTGGCCTACCGCCTGGCCCTGGCCAGCCTGCCGCCCCGCTGGTGATCGGGCCCAACACTGTAATCAGGCTGCAAACGGGAGGGAAGTTCTACTGGTCTGAGCCTGCGGCTACCTCACTGGCTGAGCAGCGGGCTCAAGTCGCCGAAGTAAAGGAGCTGATTGATCAGCAGTTGATGGGTTTCCTGACCGGCGAGAGCAAGATCGCCAAGACCGCCACCCAGTCGCAGATGGAAGGCGGCCGAACCCAGGCGAGTACTAGGGCGATGGGCGAGCGCAAGAAGTCGGTTATGCAGTCCATCCTTGTGATCTGGTGCCTCTACACCGGCGAAAAGCTGGCAGTAGGCGCCGGCCTGACCATGGACGAAAACGCCTTCGCCCCCCCGGTGGATGCGCAACGAGCAGACGCATTGCAGCGGCTTGCTGGTGGTGTTGAGCTGATCAGCCAGGAGAGCGGCGTTGCGGAGCTGATTCGTGGTGGGTTCAACCGGTCAACAACCAGCGTGGCCGATGAGATGGAGCGGATCAACCGGGAGCGGCCGATGCTGGGGGCGCCGACGCCGGAGCGGGACGACACGATCACGCCACTGGATGAGGAGCTACCGGGCGAGGATGAGGGCTGAGGGATTGTGACGGATTGCGAAGTGTGCGGGCTGGTTACTGCTGAGCCGTAACGGACCGGCTACAATATGACGACAGGGGGCGGCCCCGCTCGGCAGCCCAGAGGCTGCGCTGAACATGACCACCACCGATACCAAGCTGGTGTATGCCGATGAAGTCGGCGGCAGAATTGCGGGCTTCACGGTTCGCAGCGCTGCTGGCGTTGAGCTTTGCCGCACGATTGAGCAACTGGAGTCGATCGGCGCCACTGCCTGGGCCAACAGTATTGAGCTGTTGATCTGGCTGAGCCGCACTCCCGAATTCTGGGGCCACGGCACCACCAGCGCCAAATTCAAGGTCTGGGATCGGCAGTCCGAGCAAGTGCGGGAGGTGACAGTTCCGCGTAAGGGGTGTGAGGAACCGCTACACCGCGATCAACTGCAGTGATCGGCAAGCACCGCCCCGGTCACACGGGGCTTTTTCATGCCCGGCCCAGATTGCGACAATCTGTGAACTGTCACCCCTTCCCCCGCGTGTTGCGTAACGCACCGGCTACTATATGAAGACCGGGGGAGAGATCCACCGATCGCCAGCCGGCTACAGGCGTTAAACCGAGCCGAACCGCCCCCAGTAGTCCGGGGGCAACCAACCACCACCACCACCGCCACCGACTGCCAGCCATGACCACCACCCTGACCGTTTCCGACTTCGCCGCCGCCGGCCAGTTCTGGACGCAGTTTCGCGGGGAAGAAATTGATCACATCCTCATCACCCGCGAGGATGGCACCCAGACCGAAGCCCGTGGCCTGCTGCACATCGCCAATACCTGGTACATCAACGGCCCACTTCGCAACGGCTACACAATCTCAACCCTGAACCTTGGTCCTATCCCCGCAACGGCAGGCACAACAATTCAGTTCGAGAAGCCCGCAGGAGCCAAGGCGTTCCGCAAGCCTGCAGACGCTCACAAGAAAATCTGGGGCTAACACCAACGCAGGGGTCCACCTTCAGGCCCCTGTTGTCCGCTCTTCAACCATCCAACAACCCAGCACCCTGGCAATGAATCACCTAGTCATCGTTCCCGCCCACGAAGTAACCAGCTTGGCCCACGGCGTCACCGCAGCCGACGACATGGAGGCATCGCAGTACTGGGAGAGGGATGCTGCAAGCCGACGCAGCTACGATCTGGAGCGCTGGCAGCAGGAGTCCGAAGCGCGGGTCGGGTTCCGCATCTGACTGATTGCGACAATCTGTGAACCGGTCCACCATCTCCTCGCCATCTCGTAACGGACCGGCTACCATATAAAGACAGGCAAGGGGGACCCCGAGCCACCACTACCGCAATCAGCCAGTCATGACAACCGCCACCGCTGCTCCTTTTCAAGTCGGTCAAACCTATTACGGATCGCTGAGCTGCGCTCACAGCTCCTTTCCTGTTACCTGCGTTAAGCGCACAGAGAAGTGCGTCTGGTTTGAACACGCAACCATGCCGCACGCCTACACTCCGGCCCGCTCGAAGGCCCGCCCTTGGCGCGACGGCAGCGAATCAGCCAATTTTCACGGCTGGTATATCTCCTCCGCTTCGGTCAAAGACAACGGTTGGGACATGATGACCGCTTGACCCCCAAACCCTGACCCCTGCCCGCTGGCCCTGACCCCTCGGCCAGCCTGCAGCGCTCAGCTGCTATCCACCATCATTCAGCCATGACCACTACCACCATGCAAGTGACTACCCTTGGCAAAATCGTTCAAGCTGCCAACGCTGCCGTAGCCCTTCGGGGCAGTGGCCAGCTAGCCACAAAGAAATACGCAAAAATGATCCACACCCATTGGGCGGCATATATGTTTGCCAGCGGCAACTATGATTCTGTCGATCTTTATTTAGGGTTGAGAGCAATTACATCAGCGCGACCATTAGAACATTTTTCGCAGCTTGGGAGCTGCGACTGGCCGGTGCTGGCCGCTTTCATAGGCTTACAGCACCAACCGACAGGCGTCAAGCCGGTCAAAATGCGCCGATTAAACCACCTTGCAAGCTCGCCCTAGCCCGCCGGGGCTTCCCGGCAACACATCCACCTTCGCTTTCCCGCCATGAACACTTCAACTTCCCCGGCCATGGATCCTAGTTTTGCTGACGCTCGCCGCATGTACACAGAGATAGTGTATGAGCAGCTTGAGAAAAGGGCTGGCAGCCAAGCTGCGCTTTTGAAACACACCAGCGGGAAGCCCCGTGGCGAGGTCGTTTTTATCATTAGCGAATTTCTCCAGGATTTAACGCCCGAAGGAACCGCAGCTTCTGCCATTCGTTGTGAAGCAGAGCGATTCCTGCTTGACATGGAAGCATTGCTTGAAGCGTTAGAAGCAGCTCCAGAAGGCGGCGACGATTGATGCCTGACCCCACCGGAGCCGAACGCCAGCGCCGCTACCGCGACCGTCAGGCCGGTCTGCTGCCCCCCGCAGAACTACGCCCCTGCGACTGCTGCCCCCGCCAGCACACCGGCACCCACGGTGATCACTGCTGGGAATGCTGGCGACTGCACACCGAAGCGGGGCGTGCCGATCGAGCGGACCGGGTTGCTCGATCCAGGAAGCGTAGACGCCGGGAGCAAGAGCAGGTAAGCTAAGCCGTGACCACCCAAGGACCTGCCCCATGTCTGAAATCATCACCCCCGCCGAAACCTTGCATGAAGACATCACCGACCTAGTTGAAGGCTCTGAGTGCGGCCTGTTTGAGGTCATTGGCGTGCTGGACGTCGTAAAGGCCGAGCTGATTTTGGCGGGCTTGGCGGCCGATGAGGATGAGGATGAAGCCGACGGCGTGGTGGGTGAATGACCGCTCCGGTCGTTACCGCCATCGGTCGCCGGATTCGGCCTGACGGCGTCCGCAAGGTGATCAACGGCCCCAAGTTGGCCGGCACGATCAAAAAGCCGTAGCGGCGCAATACAGCGGAAAGCTCAGTCAGTACCCTCTGGCTGGGCTTTTTTGTGGCACGCAAATACTCCAGAGATAACCGTGGCCGGTTTGCCAGTGGGGGGACTGGAGCGACGGCACGCGGGGGGCGACTGCGGACCGCCAGCGGCGGCAAGCGGGCCACGCAGGCCAAGAAAATAGCGCGGACGCCTATGGAGGGCACCGTGGGAAAGGGTGGTAAGGCTCGCCGGGTCGTTGCATCCCCAAAACCGATCAACGCAAAGAATAATGTCAGACCTTTAAGCAGAGCAAAAAAGTCACCCTCAAACAATATCAAGCCATATAATGCAGCTACCACAAAGGCAAAATTTAAGCAGATTGACAGAAGAATAGATACCTCGCTTAAAGATGTCACAAATTCTATTAGCAGCTTTAATGATAGAATAAAAAAGGTACAACCTAAGCTTGATA